CAATTTGATTTTTTATCTCTTCTTCAGGCAAATCTGTATATTCTACATCATAATTATCTTTTATATTTTCTGTATTATATATCCAATCTAAATATTCTTGCTTAAACTGCATATGTAGCCTCCTGTGAATGTAATTTAATATATTCTTTACGTGGAATTACTTTTGTTCCCATAAGGTCATCAAAAAGTTGATTTGCGGCAGGTATATCACTAACCGTTACTTTCTTCAAAATACGATTATCTGGGTCGGTAAGAGTTTCTTCAGTTTCTTCAACTGACATCTCACCTAAACCTTTCATTCGATTAACTGTATATTTCTTACCCTTATTATTTTCTCTATATAACATAAGTTCTTCATCATTTTTGAGATATTTATATCCCTTAGAAGTTGTTATTTTATACAGAGGAGGTACACCTGCATATACATAACCATCAATAATTAACTCAGGACAAAAATTCCATACGAAAGTATAAAACAGATTTTTAATATGGGCGCCATCAACATCGGCATCAGACATAATAATAATCTTACCATATCTTAAATCATCTTTATCATATGTAACTTTCATTGTACGAGTATTAATATTCAATCCAAACGCATCAATCATATTCATAATTTCAGCATTTTTCTGAATTTTATCCAGAGTTGCTTTCTGAGTATTCAGAATTTTTCCTCTAACAGGCATAACTGCCTGGAACTCATTATCACGGGCGGTTTTTAAGTTTGCCGCAGCACTATCTCCCTCGACAATATATACTTCACAGTTTAAACGGTCTTTGCTAAAACAATCGGCAAGTTTTGTATCAAACTTAACGGCTTTTTCTTTCTTCTTATTCTGCCCTCTAGCTGCTTCACGTGCCTGTTTAGCCGCCTGCCGCGCGTTCCTTGCACTAATTGCTTTATCCGCAATTCCTTTTACGTCTTTTTCATTATTTGCCAGCCAATATTCCAGTTCTTCAGTAAAAGCTGGAATAAAAGGTGTCATATCAATCTTTGTTACTCTTGATTTAACCTGGGCATCATATGCAACATTAGGAGCAGTAATATTAAATACTACATACATTCCCTCTTGAATATCATCACCCGTAAGGTTTTCATCTTTTTCTTTCAGCCAACCTTTTTCTTTAAAGAAGTTATTAAAAACTCTTGTAATAGTTGACTTAATTTGAGTAATATGCTGACCTGTTTCAGTTAAGCCTGTATTTACATAAGGAACAATAGTAGATGAATACTTTGAAGTATATGTAAACACCAAGTCTATTTTATTTTTACCATTTTCATAATTCATATGAAAACGATTATTAATAAGTTCTGTATCTTTAACAAAATTACTTACTAAATCATCAATACCATTTTCTGATTTATATTTAATTATTTCTTTGCTATCGTACAGATGCAGTTCTATTGTCAGTCCTGGACATAAACAAACTAAAGTTTGAAGAAGTTCTTTAACCTTATTAATCTCTACTTCTGTGTGAGTAAAAAATTCTTCAGAAGGTTCCCATGTTACCATAGTACCTGTCATAGCTTTATTACAAGCACCTGTATCTCTTTTTTCAAATACACCTTCTGTAAAATCAACTTCTTCATATTTTCCATCTCGCCAGGTTACAACAGAAAGCCAATGAGAAAGAAATGTAGTAATTTTACTACCAATACCAAAAGAACCAAGACTAGTTCCTTCATAGGTTCCATCTTCTCTATATTTACCAGAGGTATTTAATACACTAAATGCAGCTTCAAGAATGGTTTTACCATCATCTCGAAACTCATTAGGAATAAAACCTTGACCATAGTCTTTTACTGTAATAACATTTCCATTAATTGTAATATCAATTTGATTACCGTGACCAAGGCGAAATTCATCAATGGAGTTAGAAAGAATTTCTACAAGAAGCTGTGTACTATATGTAGTATCTCCTGCATATACTCCTGGTTTTAATCGAGTAAATTCAAGAGGTGAAAGTGATTCTATACTATTTTTATCATAAGTTTTTCCCATTAATCAATTTCCTCTCTTATATATTTATTTATCCATGTTAATAAAATTTTTAAATCTTCTTTTGTGTAATCCTTTAAATTTAAAAAATCTGGTAATATAATAATCTATTTATCAGAAAATCTATTTTTTAACATTTGAGCTGCTTCGTATACAGTTTCTAAATCACTATCTCTTGAATAAGTTAATACAAAATAATTTTTCATAATTTTCTCCATACTTTTATTATTATAATAATTATACAATAAATTTTCTTAAAAATCAAATTTACTTTATTTATAAACGTATTTCATATAAGACAAAAAAAATAGGGAAGCAAATTTTGCTTCCCTATTTAAAAATTATAATTAAACAATTTTTATATAATTACTACTTGCAAATCCGTATTTACTTCCTTTTGATCCGGAGATTTTAATATAATACCAAATAGTACCAGTTGATTTATTTTTTACTGCATCGCAGATTTCAACTTTTGTTCCTGCTTTTAATGTTGGGTAAGAAACCAGATTGCTATAATTTGTACCAGGTCCTTTACGAATATTAAGTAATGTTGTTATTTGACCTGTTGCTTTTTTGGTTTTATTATATGTACCACTAGTATTTAACGGAATTGAAGTTGGTTTTGCAGGTGTTGCAGGTTTTGTCGAACTACTAATTACTGTTTTTGCATTTCTATTTTCTTTCTTACCGAAAGCATAATAGTGATGTAAAAGTTGCTTTTTATCAGTTCCATAAGCTTTCTTAACATCAGGATAATTGTTTGCATAAATAGTAGCATTAAAACCTTCTTTAACTAACTGATTAGCAGCTTTTAATGTTGCAAGAGTATCAGCATCAACATTCCCACTAATTTTAACATTATAAATAGTCTGGAACTCTTTAACCGCGGCTGTTGTCTTTGGACCATAGTCATTATCTACACCGAGAGACCATCCGCAATTATTTAACATTGTTTGAATATCCTTCGTTGCGGTAGAAGTATTATTCTTTCCAGTATCAGAGTTTGTAACTGTACCACCAGATTTAGAACCAATACCAAGGTTAGTAGCTGTATGGTGTCCATCATTTAACAGTATATCACCTGGAAGTAAATATGCAGAACTTGTAAGATATTTACTATCTGTAAGTACTTGGAAACCAGCTGCTCTAAATCCAGATCTCATATTACCTGTATATGTAGAACTTAAATTCTTTAAAGCAGAAATATTTAAAATTCTACCAACCGCTCTAACATTTGCACATACACCGGCTGAGCAATCGGCTTCACATTTAACTGTAATATTCTTTGGTCTATTGCCAGACTTTTTAAGCTGAGTTTCATAAGTATCACGCTGATATTGGTCATAACCAATATTATTATTATTAGCAGCTTCAATAGCAAGTTCAGCAATTAACTCTCTAACTTTCTTATCTGGATGACGAAGTACACATGCCCAAGGACGATTATACCAATTTATAATAGCCCACTCTGCTCCAGTCTGATCTCCAGCTGCACCACTATTATAACGACCTCTCTAATCATGACCACTGTTAGAAATTTTATTATAATAATTATTAAAATTTATTGACACTTTAGTTTCACTTCCTTTTGTTGTATTAGTAGTAGTTTTACTAATACTACTTTTTATTAAGTTGTTCCAATCTGATTTTGTTAAATTTGTTGTATTTCTATCTAATTTACTATTACTATTAGTATATTGCCATATATCATATTTAGGCCAAGGGGAGGTTTTATATCTGCTAGGAAATGCAGGAGGAGTCCAACTATCGTTCAGATTAGGATAACCAGCAAACCAAAGTTTATAAGTAGGATAGCAATTTTTACATTGACTAATTCCCTCCATACCAGTATAAAGCATACAACGCACACCAGTCTTTTCATAAACTCTGTCCATGAATTGTTTAGCATATGTTGTACTTCCCCAAGCATAGTTTTTACTACCGGCTGTTTTTCCAGTTTCCCAATCTAGAGCAAGCATAATTTTGCCTAAATATGGTTTTACAACAGAAACAAAATAATCCGCCTCTGCAATCGCTCCTCTACCATCGGCGTAATGATAAGCTCCGCAGAGTTTTCCAGCATTGATTGCCTTTTCAATAGCAAATTTGAAATAATCTACATGGCTGTATCCTGAAGTACTCTGAGTAGCTTTTACAATAACAAAGTCAGACTAATCAAAGGCCTTATTTGCAATTGCATTTAAAGGCTTGCCCTGATAATGGGCAATATCTATCCCTCTCATTATTCTTTCTTTCCTTCTACATACATTTCAACTTGTTGATTTGTTTCTAATAATTTTCTCATTTTCTCAAGAGCGGCATCTACCATATCACTAAATGTATCAAAAGAAATGATTTTTGCAATTACAGGAAAACGAACTACAAACAGATCGTAGACATAACGAAGTTTGATTTGTCCTGTTCCACCACCAAATTGTTTTTCAGCTTCTGTAACTGCCCACAAGAGCCATTCTTGTACTTTTTTAATTTGTTCCCCTCTTGGTAATTTTACGAACATATAAAATGAGTACGCGGCGACCGCTATAACGGCAACGAGTGCTACTAAAAGAGGCCAATTCTAAACTAAAAAATCCATTATCCCATTATCTCCTATTCATCATCATTTTCATCTGTAGGAGGTTCGCATATAAAAGAATTATTCTTTTGCTCAAATAATGCCGTTTCATATACAATCCCGCCTTCAGTATTTTCTTTCATAGATTTTAAAGAATAAATGGAAAAGCCAATAACTTCTGCAACTACTGAAGTAATTAACATTGTAAGTGGAGTGAAGTCTACTCCTAATCCCATGTTCATACTTTTAATAATTGCATACATTGTAAAAACTTCAATTACAGAACAGCTGATAAAAAGAAAAAGCATAAGGAATTTGGTTGTTGTCAACTTTCTTCTCTATGCTTTGGGAGGTTTTTTTCTATTTTTTGTTTGTTGAATATCTTCTTTTAAATCTTGCTCTGCAATTATAACTTGTTTTTCCTTTTCCCAGTCTTTAATTCTCTACTCAAGTTTTTCCTATTTTTTTCTTGAATAAGCCATAACTATCCCTCTCTATATAAAGCAAGGGACCTGATAACAATGATCAGACCCCCTACCTTATTACATATTATTTGCTACTTGAGCAATTTTGCTTCTATGAATTGTTTGAAGCGTTATTTCTCCATAAAAATCTTGTCCTTTAAAGACCTAAGAAACTCGTTTTAATCCATTATTATTTCCAGCATATAGGGCTAAGTCAACTTGAGTTTTGTTATCCCCATCGAGAATACATATGGAATCTTTCCCGATTCTCTGTAATGCAAGTTTTAATAGTTCAATTGTTAAGTTCTG